GTCGTTGACCCACCTGCTGTTCCACCACCTGCACCTCCACCTCCATTTCCTCCAGCACCGCCTGCTCCTACTGTGCCAGTAATGTCTTGAGTTCCAGCAGCAGAAGAAAGTTTGGTAGAAGCAATCCTGTAGCCACCACCTCCACCACCTGAATAGTTGGCACCGCCACCACCACCATAAATGAGCATTTCATAAATAGTTGGTGCTATTGCCGAACCGCCAGTTGGCGTTATGGATGGAACACTTACCGTGTACGAACCTGAAGTGGATTTCAGATAAGTCTTGAGACTCCAAGTGGTGAAGTTGCCATTGCTGTTTTGGACAGTTGTTGAGCCTTTGGCGTTTGTGGCGGTAATTCTCACAATGTATGAAGTCCCGACGGTCAATCCAGTCGCATTGAGGTACATGGCTGTTGAACCGTAAGTGGGGGAACCAGTCATCGCTACGGCTGTTGAGTAGGTTGAGCCACCGTTAGAACTGTATTGAGCCGTCACAGTGGTGCTAAGACCCTGTCCGTCCACAATGGCGTTTATCGTGGCACGGTCTTGGTTGAAGTTTGTTGTTGACCCGAGGGTCACAATTGGTTTTGGAAGAACGCTAGACGCAAATACACCACGCATCAGGCGCTCAAATCACCAAGAGCAACCCATGTGTCAGTCGCCCTTTTGATAAGCGAAGCCGCCGACCATTGAGCACGAAGTTTCAACCCAATCGCATTATTGATTGTCACGCCAGCACCAGCAGTAAGTGTTGTCTGACCAGCGCCCGTCTGAAGAACATCAATTATTGTGCCAACAGGAAAAGCCACACTTGAATTAGGGGGAACAGTCAGGGTGTTCGCCGATGCGTTAGAAACCTCAACCAGTTTTCCAGCGTCATCAATGACAAGAGTGTACGACGCTGTTTGTGCGTTTGTTATGACAGGGCGTTTTGTGACCTTGTAATCAAGGCTTGATGTAACGGCAGAATCATTGATACCAACTTTGGCTTGTAAAGCCTCAATAGCGTCATTCGCATTGGCGTGTTGACCAGCGTGGTCAGGTGACGCCAGCGTATCGCTAGAAGTTGGGTTGGTGAGAGCGTCAAGAGATGTAGGGAAGTTCGTCGCCATGACGAATCACCTTCCTAATCCAAGGACAGCGTCAGCGAGGTGATTTCAAAAGTGTCGCCAGCAGTAACAGCAGCAGAAGCAGACAAAGCGCCAGTCCACAAACAGTTACCACCCGTTGAAGCATCCCACATTGACCAATGCGTGTAGGTCTCTGTAGTTGACACATTCGTCCATGACAGCGTCGCACTAGATGCCTTGGACCCTGCTGAAGCAGCCGACCAAGAAACAGCCTTACGGGTCGCCTCAGTAGCCGCATTATTGGTTCCGTCCTCGCCAGCATCGCCAGTATGCAACTTTACATAAGCAGTCGTTACAGCAAACGAGGTGTTACCAAGGGTGTCCAACAATTTTAGTTCTGCGTAATTACTAATTGACATCTTCGGTCACTTCTTCAATCACTTCTTCAGTTACTTCAACTTTTGGCTTTGCCGAAGCCTTGGGCTTTGCAGCCTTTGGCTTTGGCGAAGCGGGAACAACTTCATCTTCTTCTAAGCGACGCAACCGCCCAGCGTTTATCAACGCTTTCTTGTTACGCCACTCAGACGCATCAACTATCGTGCCAGCGTAGATGGAACCATCACCACTGTTGATTACACGAAGCACTTCGTACATTTCGGGCACTTGAGCCACTCCTTGTACTAAGCGACGCAGGTAGCGAAGAAAGCACCGAGGTCAGCAGCGACGACCTTGTGGTCCCATGCTGCTTCAGCCTCAATACGCTCTGACTTGAGAGAGTCCATACGGAAACGGCTTGTACCAACGGTCGCACCAATGCCACCTGAAACGCCTGTCCAGCCGAAGGTGTATCCAGCCGAAGGCTGAAGGAGACCTGCGTTTGGTGCGCTGTAGCACAACATTGCTGCCTTGCCGTGAACGAATGAGTAAGCCTCGGAAGCGCCCTCGTTGTTGGTTGCCTTTACAGACTTTGTTACAAGAACACGGTCAACTTCAAACATACGAGCAATCATCTCTTCGGTGATTACATTTGAAGTTGTGTACTTGATACGGTCAACAAGGTCAGGGTGGTTCTTCAACTTACGGAAAGCCTGATAACCGAGAACCAATGTGTTCGGCATGAAACCAGTTGTGGAAAGAATCTTTTCCTTAGCGGCTTCAATGTCCTCAAGTGGGTCGCTGTTCGTATAGTCAGACCATTGCTTGAACTCACCAGTTGAAGGAGTGCCTGAAACACCTGTGTAGTCGGTGCCCCAAACGCTTGTGGTGAAGAATGTTGACTGCCAATCCATTTCTTGACGGAGAAGGATACGGCTGGTTACGAACTCAGCGGCTTCACGGTCAAGGTTGATTGGTGCGTCAGCGTTTGCACGGGTTTGGTCGCCCACATCCTTGTGGAAAGCCCAAACTTGTGCTGCGTATGAATCGGTTGACAAGTTGTAACCGCCACCTGCTGATTCGGTCGCATCGGCACGAACTTGTGCTTCATCTCGGAACCAGTCGTTCTTGGTGTACTTGAAGAACTTGTTGCTCTGCTTGTCAACGGGAACAAGAGGGAAAACCTTTGTTGCCACGAAGTTTGATGCCATCTGCATGTAAGCCACGCTGATGTTTGTCAGAATCGCATCAATGTGTACTGATGTCTGTGTTGGCTGTGCCATTTTAGGTTATTCCTTCTACTTACGCTGCTCGTCCAGCGGACTGGAGTGCAACTACGGCTGTGATGATTTCTCCTGAAGCGCCCTCTGTGAGAGCGGTTCCGCAGATGTATTTTGTGGTGTCGGTACCAGCAACAATTGCTACTGCTGTACCAGTTGAAGATGGGCTAACAATGCCACCTTCGGTTACTGTTCCGCCGAGCACCAACTTGGTGCCACCCGAAACAAGAACTTCAGCGACGCCACCCGATGCAGGAGCGTTCTGAAGAACACCGATTGGACGGTCAGTTGCGGCTGCAATAGTCACAACTTGTCCACTTGAGTTCAACTTCACGAAGCGATACTGCAAAGATGAGAGGTCTCCGCCAGCGACAAGGCTGACCTTGACGCTGTAATTTGAAATCTCGTATGCCATTTGGGGTTTCCTTCCTTACTTCTCTGAGAGGTATTGGTTGTAGAGGTCAGGGTTTTTGGCAACCAAAGCACTGATTGCCTGCTCAACAGTTCCGTATTCGCCTGCATCCACTGCTGCTTTAGCAAGGCTTGAAACCTTGCCATACGCATCGCTGGATGTTGAGCGGTTGGAAGCGCCGAGTTCTGAGAAGATTGCTGCTGCTTCTTGCTGTGCGTTCACAGCGTCAAAAGCCTTTTCAATCGTTGATGCAAGTTCTGAGTTGATGTCAGCAACTTTGCGGAGAGCAACACCGAAGTCTGCGGTGTCAAGAGGCAACTTGTCCCATGAGGAAGCCTTAGCCACGAACTCACGGTCACGCTGGATTTCTTTTTCCTTGCGGAGTTCTTCACGGGCTGCTGCTGTTTCAGATGCAGCCTTGGCGAGCATTTCACGAACTGGCTCGGGAAGGGACTTCAACAGTGCCTCTTCTTCGTCAACTGGAGAGTCATCCTCTTCAGGGTCAACAGTCGCATCGGCGTTCTTCTTGAGTTCGGCGATGGTTTCCCGTGCCTTAGCAAGTTCTGCTTCAAGTTCAACCATTCGGTCTATGTACTGCTCGTTGATGTCAATTACGACATCGTCATCTGCATGTGCCACTGAGTCCTCCGTGGGGTTTGAGTTCTTCATAACTATCCAGCCTTCTTCAAGGTGGGCGGGGTGGTCAACACCACTGGTCTCAAGCACCTTGAGCGCCACCATTTTTTTAGGCATCTTTGTTGTCATGTTTCTCCAAAGAAAAACCCGAGCGATGCAAGCCTTTCGGCTGACAACCCTCGGGTCTCGGTAGTGGAAGTTTATGTCATCGCATGATAACGGCAACTCAACTGGCGTTTAGTTCAACTGCTTCAATCACCTTTGCTTTTGTTGGACGGCTGTAAAAACCGAATGTTTCATCCTGACTGGACTTCTCAACTGTGGCAGAGAATGTGATTCTGTCACCGACGATTACACCGTGTATGGCGGATGGGATTGTGCCCCACACTTTGAAGCCACGGTCATCCAGCACTGTCATGACATAGCGAGTGTACTGCTCGTAATCTTTGATGTCTTTGCCGATTACCTTGCCAGTGATTTGGATTTTGCCTTCAATGACTGGAGCGGTTGGAAGTGATGCTCGTGCTTCCCGTTCTACCAACCAACCCATGTGGCGACGGTAGGAGGTGAGGAGCGAAGCGAGAATACCGTAATACTTTGTCTCGCCGAGGTCATGTTCAATGATGATTCTGAGGCTTCGCAGATAGTCACTGTCATCGTCGGTCTGAGTCAACGCCCACTGTGTTGCGTCGTTGAGTTCCTGTACTTGCTCGGGTGTCATTGGTGTGAGGTTCTGTACCCACCGTTCACGATGACCCAAGCAAGCACCAATGAGGGTTTTTGTTGGGGTTTCGGAACTTGCTTTGTTGAAGCCGAGGTTGTTGACCAGCAAACCGCAGGCTCGGAGGATTTCAGGAACCGATGGTCGGTAGGCGCTTGTACCGTAACGATTCTCACGGGGTTCATCCAGCAAGTCTGTGAGTAGTTCGTACCAGCGGAACTTCAACTGGTGACCGATGAAGTCTGTCATGCAGGTGGAGCCAACTTGAACCAACGCATCATCCTCGGAGCGGAAGATGTAGGTTGCCTTGCGGTGGCGGGTCTGCTTGCAGTGGTCACACTTGGATGCCGACTCTTTGTACTGGCTGAGGTCAAGGTCTCGGAAGTCAGGGTGAGTAAAGACGAGAGCGACATCGTCAATGATGTGTTGGACAGAAGCGACGAATTGCCAACCACCGTCAAGGACTGGCTGGGCGTTCAGAATGTCAACGGCGAACCAAACCTCAATGATGTCCTCGCCCGTATCTTGATTGTGCACTGTCTTTTCAATGCGGTCAGTGACGACAACCTCAGGGAGAGGGGCGTCAAGTTTTTTTGCGACCTTGGCTAGTTCGGCAACTTTTTCTTTGAGAGCCTCTAGTCGGTAGGAAATGATTTCGCTGGAAATTGTGTTCATTGGTTTCCTTTCTGTACCCATATCTTATCAAGTGTAAATGTCAAGGTCAAGCCCTCTGAGGCGGGACAAGAACCACGGGCACCATAACCACGGGATGACTCACCCGCCTGTCCTTGCGGGCGCAGATTGGTGGCTGGGTTAGTTTCAGTTCAGTGGAAAACTCTTGTCCACACTTCGGGCATCTGTATTTCGTCATTGCTCCACCTTCTTCCATTCCATCTCAACGCATAACTTCATGTCCTGCATAATCATGCCCCACACCTGACTCTTCGGGATGTCACAAAGGTCATGCCCGCTCTTGCCAGTGGTGTCATCTTCCAAGATGTATCCATCGGGTATTTGTATCCAATACTCAACGCCGAACCAGTCGTTAGTTCTGCCCTTTACTTCAAGAGTCAGATTGTGTTCCACGGCAAAGGCTTCACACTTGGCTTTTGTTGATGTCGGCATTTCTGCCTCCTCTCTGAAAGGGTTCCTTTTCCCCCTTCCACTTACATCTTACCACATGTCAAATGTGAATAATTCAGAAAACCCTTACAGCAGAAGGATTTGAGAGGTTTTGACTGCGGAAACCCTTACACCGCAAGTGTGACCAAAGTCACACTAACTAATTTTGGAACTCTTGAGCGCCACCGTTGAACACGACAGTCGGCACCCGAGAAACACGCCCTTTAGACGAAGAAAGCCTGATGTCAACTCTGTCGTAAGGACAAGCCCTCAACATGGCAATGAAGTCAGGGTCAAGCAATTGCGCTATCCACGACAACACCATTTCAGGTGGTTCAACTGGCGTACTCACTTCATGGTGCATCGCATGAAATCTTAGTTGGCGGCTGGACCTAACCATTGTGCACCACCACGATTGGCTCTACCAGTCGGCTTAGACACATCAATGCCTTGCGACGCATAACGGTCAATAACCTCGTTACGGCGACGAACACGCTCGGGTCCACTGCCACCCGTGTTTATGAACTGCAAATCTTCCCGAGACAACTTCTTTGTATCCACTTTTCGTGAAGGATTGAGCGAACCCGACGATTCAATCTCTTTGCCATCAACGGGTTTCCACAGTTTTGCTGCACGATTCGGTTGCTCTGTTGTCTCATAGCGATTGAAGCCATTCAACTGTTGAGTTGTCAAAACAACCCCGCCACCACGGTTCTCAACAGAAACAACCCTCGTAGGAACCCTGTTACTACCAGTCGTAACAATGTCTCCTACGCTCATTTGACCGATTGTGGTGTCGGTGACCGTGAATCTTGTTGGGACGCCACCGACCATCTCAGTTCTCATCTTCATGCCTGAAGAACCAGCAGAATCATATTCTCGCCACCGAATATTGGCTGCATATTGCCCCGCTGCCGAACGGCTGCCGAACTTTGCTTTAGCCATTTCCAGTTCCATCACGGCTGTGACATCAATCAAGTTTTGGATGCCACCAGCCTCTTGAATCTTGTTGACCACATGGACATAGCCCAATTCAGACATGTAGGGCTGAAGAGCCTTCAAAACGAGTTCAGAGGCGGAATCCACTAATCAGGCTGCTCGCTCTGCGTAATACGCATCGGTCAAGTCAAGAACCAACTCTTTCAACATACGAGCAAGGCGACGAACAGGACTTGATGCGCCACGCTGTTGCGATAATTGTTCAACTTTGAACTCTGCTTGACTTGCTTTTTCCCAAGCGCCTAACGCATCGCCACGAACATCGGCTGCCCGTGAGGCTTTTAGGTCAGTGGCAGCACTAGCAAGTGCGGTGCGTTCGCCGTCTGATTTGGCTGCCCCCATAGCCTCTGTGTGCACTGCACCAATCTTTTCGTAATTCATTGCATCGCCAGCACCCGATGGGTTTTGTGTTGCTACTGAACCGTCACGACCGCCTGCTCCGCCACTGTTGCGACCCCAGCGGATTTGCGCTGCGTAACGCCCCGCTGCGCCACGGTCACCACCGAATGATTTGGCTTTTTGAATAGCGGTGAACGCATAGCCGTCAACATTGCGGATACCGCCAGCCTTCTCAACCTCACGAATGACAGCAATCCACTCGGGAAGGGTCATAATTTCTAAGGCTGAGTTGTGCAACTGCTTCAGAAGCAATTTGTCTGCGTAGGGCAAGATGGGTTCCATGGTGTTTCCTAGTTGAAGTTGGGGATTTCTACGATTGAACCTTCTTCGGGTTGGTTATTTGCCACATCTTCGGCAATAACATCCCACGCTTTTGATTCGTCGTCGGTTTTCAGGTAAGCGTTTTCTTTAGCAACGCCGTTGAGAATCATCACATAAAGTTGCTCTATGCGACGCCCATCAACATCCACGCTTTTCCAAAAAGCAATCAGTTCTTCAGTTGTCATTTTTTATCCTTTCGCCAAAAACTCATCGTAAGCCTTTTGGTCACTCACTACTATACGCTTTCCTCTGCCTCCACTGAAAATCTGCCGTGGTGGGGTTCCCGAAGTATCAAATAGCGTTAGTGAATCAAAAGAACCAATGACATCGGGAAATACTTTTGACACACCTCTGTGTGTTCCAGTCACAATGCCCTCGTGGACATAGCGCCCTTGCCCTTTTCCTGTCCAAGTTGACGGGTCTTTAGGGTTTTCGCCGTCTTTAGGGTATTTCTTTCCTACTGGAAGTCCACGCAACGCTGCTCGTTTCACAGCAACCGTAGTCGGCACCGTCGCATAGACACCCGTAACTTTGTATCCGTGTGCTTTACCCGTTGAATCTTTTGAACTCCGAACAGCCTCAATTTTGCCTTGCATGTCCTTGCCACTCTTGTCGCCAGTGCCGTCAAGAATCACATTGAAGCCACCTTGGATAGCCCGTGCGTTCACGCCCTTAGACAAAATGGATGATTCTTCGTGCACCGATGCCGCTGCGGTAAGTTGACCTGTGCGACCACCTACACCAACACCACCTTTGGACCTCGCATCACCAACCAATTGCTTGTATGGGGGCAAATCGGCTTTGATTTCGTCGGCGTTGATAGCAACAGAGTGTTTATCTGTTCCTCTTGACCTGAAAGCGCCGTCGCTTCCTGTTTCGCTTCTATTTGTGCCGTTTCCTGCCCACTCGGGACCAGCACCTTCAGCAAGCATGGATGATTTACCCGCTGCTGGACCGCCACCCATAAAGACATACTCGGGCTGTCCAGTTGGAGGTGTCTTGGCTGTGCCATCTTCATTGACGAAATGGCTGTCAATGATTTTGTCGTGTAAAGCAGCCCGCTCAGGTGATAAATGCTTCCGAAGCGTTGCGTATTCAGGTTCACCTTTTGCTTTTTCGGCAGGCGACATTGAGGCTGCCATCGCATCAAAGTCACAATGGCTTTGCAGAGAAGCAAACAGCATTTCTTGCTCTTTACCTGCGTCGGTTGTAGCCGCCCCGAATGGACCTTTGCCTGCTGCTGCGATTCCTACCTCGGCTTTGTTTTTTATATTTTTTGGGTCTTGGGACCATTTTGCCCACCGAATGTTGGCTGCGTATGCCCCTGCTGCCGAACGATTACCACTAAAGGACTGTTTTGCTCTTTTGGCTACTTCGGCAAACGCATACTGTGCAACATTGAACGCCAACTTCTCAAGGCGTTGAGAGCCTGAAGCCCAAAACCGTTCTCCGTCGGTGCGTACCACCGCCACTGAACCGTCATCGCCGTACAAACCAGCGACATTGAACACCTTGTCGTTGAATGATTTACTGAGAGGAACAATCGCATACTTGACGCCGTCAATCACGATTGCCTTCTCAACAATCTCTTGAGGCTCGGCAAATACAGGGGATTCGCCTTCAATCAAAGTTTTGACTGCTTTTTTCAGTTCATCCTTGAAATTGACAACAGGCTTCTCTACGGTTTTAGCCGATTTCACATACTGCTCGGCGACATAACGGGTTGAGAACCGATTCTTTGCGAGCATGTTCTCACTGTCAGCGGGGATACCCATTTCAACTCGTGCTGCTGAACCGCCGATAGAAAAACCTGTAATTTTGTTTTCCTTCACCATGTCCCAAGCCCAATCGTTCCATTTGACGCCGAGAAACACGGTTCCCGATGGGTAGGTCACTTCTTTGGCGTCGCCTGACGCTTTCTTCATGTTCAGCGTTACTGGCACAGGGAATGACATGGCTTCCACCCATTCTCCTGCGACTATGTCGGTGTTGTGCTGGAGGCGGATGTCACGGTCGCCTGAGCGGACATATTCCCAAAGGGCTTTTTGTAGTTCGTCGGCGTCTGACCATTCGTTGTGGGCGTCGGCACGGTTTGGGATGTACCAAGGTCCGAGGGTGAACTTTTGTTCCTCGTTTGCCTTGTGAATCAAATCCATTGACTCTTTATAGATTTCGCCTTTTTTTCTTTTTTTCTGAGATGTTTTCCAATTGACACCGTCCACATGAACTTCGCTTGATGACGGGTCGCCCTTGGAAACTTCATTCTCTTCTTGTTGTTCTTCTTCTTCAATGAGTTCGTCAACGACTTCTTGAAGGGTTTGGTGCATCGCATCAAACTGGCGGTCGCCAGCAAGCCATTCCTCGGTTTGTGTGATTAGTTCACGAATTGATGTCATCGCCGTGCTCCTTCTGTGTGCTCAAGGCTAGTTCGCATGCTTTGTGGAACGCCAGCATCTTGCCGACGGATGGGTAGGTGTGGTCAGAGAATCCTTGAGGGGCAATGCCTTTACTGGCAGACCACGCTTTCATCGTCCCAATCAACTCTTTTTGTCGGGCGTTGACCCTAACGATTGAGATGTTTGTCGGGGTTCCACTGAGGTTGAGCAACGCTGCTCCAGCCCACCGATGGTGACCGTCCATTACGAAACCGTCTGAGGACACAATGATGGATTTGGCTGGTGTTGCGGAGAACGCATCAGCCCCTCTGCTTGATTCACGCTGCATGATTTCAGCCGATGATTTACCGTTGATGTCACGCTGGGTTGGCTTCAATGAATCAGGATTTACAGATTCGTGTTTGTAAGTCAAACCTTTTTTGCCGATGTCAGTCAAAAACTCTTCTTTACGGGTTGATGGGACTTGAGG